GTAGCAACACCGCCAACTATCATGTTTAATATAGCAGTGCATTCATTATTAGATTCGTTTATAAATGCCAATTCTTCATCAGGAGTATTAAAATTATATCCTGAAGATAATAATGAAACATCGTATACAACACCATTACCTGCAGCAAGATTTCCGCTTATGACAGCATTATTACCCCATAGATTACCATTTTCATCTGCTATATTATAACCCCATACTCGTTTTTCAAATACAGAAGGTGCAACAGCTCCATTATACTTATGATCACCCGAAGTAATAGCTCTTAATGATTTTATTTGACCAATTTGCATTGTAGTATCAACAAGACAATTTCCTAAAACAGAATCAATAGTTCCGGTATTAAGATTTGCACTAAATTGAGCATTTGCTTGAAGATAATGTCCTGCTGCTCGAGTTCCACCTGTACTAGAAGGCACGAGTGTAATTCTTTGCCCACCTACAGTTGTTGAAAGAGCAATAACCGTATTATTAGAAAATTGTATATAATATAAAGTATTATTAGAAAGTCCCCCAATAGCAGTATTACCATTCAAAGCAGTATATTTTACACCTTTACCAATGGTAAATGTATTAGCATTAGCAACGGTTATTGTATTGTTTACTGTCATATTGACAGTTATAGTACCTGTTGCTTCTAATCCAGAAAGATAATTTCCAGAACTTTCTACACCTGCTCTAGTTGATGGCGTAAGAGTAATTCTACTGCCACCAGGTGTAGCAGATAAAGCTATTTTTGTTGTATTAGCATGTTGAACATAATATATTGTATTATTAGCAAGTCCTCCAATAGCAGTATTACCAGAAAATACAGTATATTTAATTTGATTATTTGCAGTAAATGCTGCTGCATTAAATCCGTTTGCTGCAATAATTGCTACATTTATTGTACTATTTGCATCTGTAGATAATCCTGTACTAGGACCACCAGTCACAGCTGTATTACCATTAAAACTTGTATTTGATGGAGTTGTAAAACTAAGAATAGGATTTGAACTTAATGTTGCAGGAATAGGAGTTAAAATTAATGATTGAACAACACCATTACTAGCAGTTATTCCGCTTACATAACCAGTCCATTGATAACCACTATCGGTAATATTACCTTGTGCATTAGCAACATAACCACTACCAGAATATGTTAAATTAAGTGATGTTATAGCTCCGCCATTGCCAAAAACAGCTGAATTACCATTAAAATTGGTATTTGCTGGAGCAATGATAGTATTTGCTTCTGGATCGATCAGATTTGTATTGTATGTAAATATAGCAGTATTGGTTAAAGAACCCACTTTAAAAGATGCACCCGAACCCTGTGAAGCAAATTTTGGGTTTATTGTTACTGTGCTATCTAAAGCATATCCATAACCACCATCTATTATTTTAAATTGAAGATAACCAACAGCTTTTTCTGGATCTAATATGCTTTTTACTTCAAATTTCAATCCGGATCCAGATGTATTTTGAGTAAAAAGAACATCTCCAGTAGCATGATTTTCATCAGAAGCTTCAACTACTGCTCCAACAACAGAGCCTCTGATAATAGTTGCCTGTCTTATATCTAAACCATCATACATTACATATTCGCCAGGAATAAATGAATCTCCACTGGGTCCAGGTATTATATCAGTTAAATATAAAATATGTGATGGATCATTTTGGGGGTTTATTTTTGCTACAGATAATACATACGCTCTAGCGCCAGTTGTGGAACCTCTAATTAATTTATTGTCATATGTGTAATTAAGATCTCTTGGTTCTACTTCAATATATTTTTTTCTTGACCATTTTCCATCAGACAACATCATAACGTCGTCTTGAGGAATGTATACATCAATTTCAATGTTATAAAGTAATCTAAAAAGAAGTTTTAATCCTTCTATAGAGCCTTTGGATCTGTATACACTGATAATATGTTTTTCTAATAATGCTTTATTTGAAAGTACATTCTTGGGAATGCCTTCCATGTATTTTGAAAAGAAATAATCAATATAACCATTAGCAGTATCTACATCAGAAATTTCTAAAAGATTTCGTGTTTTTGCTATTGGACCTTGTTCGTCCATCCATTCATAATATGCTTTAACAAATTGAATAAAATTACTTCCTTCTTCCTTATAGAATTCAGGAAATTGTTGTTCAACTAATGGAGCTATATTTTTTAAATCGGTAATCATTATTGTCTAAATGTAGTAACTGTTACGGAAATAGCATCTTGGTCTAATTTAAGATATTTACTTTCTTGCACAACAATATCTGAATTTAATACTTTAGCATATATGTTAATATTTGTATCGTAATCATAAGGATTGATATCAAATGCTAACTCGCCAGTTTCATAATTAACCGTTCCTATATTTGGCTCTAATATTTGTTGAACAATGGTATTTGTAATCTTATCGTATTCAGTATAGTACAATCTAATATATCCATTACCGTCATCACTAAGAGTCACTGGTTTATTAGTAGAAGTATTATAATATATACCATCTTTGTAATATGAAAAATAATCGCTTTTAATACATTCTATTTCATTAATGATATAAGGAGCACGTAATGGTCTTGCTAAAGGATTAGAGAATGTAAAATTAATTCTTTGTTCAATACCTTTTACCGGAGTAATTTTGTATATTGCTCTAAGAGTTGTTTCGTTACTTACAATAGAAGTATCAGCAGAATCAATCATGGTTAATAATTTTGATTTTCTAAGATCCGCACCAAAATTATTCAGATATGTTGACTCGTATGAAGATATTTTATTTAAAATATCAGATTTAATTTGCTGAATACTTTTGGTTGTCAATGTGGGATTATAACTGACATTGGAAACAATTTCTATGTACATGTATTCCGGATCTTTGATTACAGGTTCTGTTGTAATATTTTTGGTTTTTAAATATGACACAATATCAGATTTAAGTTCTGCAGAAACAACAGGAAAATTACCATAAGGAATCATCGTAACAATTACTTTACCGTATTGCGGAGGATCTGCGTTCTCACCTCCATATACGTTAACTGTTTTAATCTGAGGATATTTTTCAATAATTAAATTTGTATAATCGTCTTTGGTTACTGCTCTGTTTTGAGAAGCAAAATGTCTTGGAGCATTAAGTTTGATTGATTCGATAGTTTCTCTTTCTGAACCATCTACTGCTGATATGCTCGTGGTAACCGTAACAGGATATGTTTTAGCATCACCAACTTTTGTAGTTGATGCAAAATAAACTGATTTATTTCCCAATTCACCATTAGTGGATCTATATTTTACTTTTATGATGTTTCCGTTTGTTACTGTTTTACCAGAAATACCATCACCAAAAACAATCTCATATTGATCGTTATTGTAACCTTGAATAAAATAAACTTCTGAACTAGAAGTTAATCCATAAAGAGTGTCTGCTTTTGAATATACTGAGTTAGAAGAATCAGTAGATGATTTAATTACAGTTACTTTTATGCTATTAGTATCAATATTTGATGAGCTTAGAGTATATCTAACAGATCCGTCAACAACAAAATACTCATTTACAATTTTACCTTCATATACGTATACCGGATCACTTACATATCCTGCGTCTGAACGATTGATTGTAATTATTTCGTCTGTGGTAAAATCTAAATTAACGTTATCTATGGTAGTTCTTACTACATAATTTTCTGGTAAAACTACATTAAGAGGAGAATCTCCTCCTGTATTAACAGCAAATATAACTTTTGCTCTTGCGGAAGTTCTTGATCTTGGTATATAATTCAATTCTTTAGCATGAGATACTACTGAATTTCTTAATTGTGAAGAATCAAGAAACATTTCACTTCCTATCATATTAAGATAAAAAGTATTCATGTATGTGTTATAAGAAAGTATATCCAATAACGAACTGAGATTTGAACCTTCAAAATCGTAATCTTTAAAAGCCGTTTTTGATTTCATAAAAGTTTTTAAATTACTTTTAATGCCATCAAAACTTAATTCTGAAACATCTAAAAATCCAGTATTAGCCATTTATCGTACTCTTCTTAAGATTAGATCCAGAGTTATAGGAGTTATATTATTGAAAATTGAAAACACTATGTTTACATTATACGCATTTAAATCATTAACTGTTTTTACAGAAACACTAATAAGTTTAGCTCTTGGTTCAAAATTGTTTATTGTTTCTGCAATTTGTTCTTTTAAAACATATTCAGTATCCTGACTCATGTTTTCAAATAGCGTTTGTTTTATTCCCGATCCTATTCTGGGATTAAAAAATCTTTCGTATGGATCAGTCATTATTAAATTACGAATAGATCTTTTTATAGCCGTTTCATTGGTTATTAATACCAAATCCTCTTTGATAGGATGGATATCAAAATTAGTAGGAATGTCTGAATACAGTATTGTGCTCGTCATTCTATATTTATAATGATGTCCTGCAAGTGTTTAAATACTGTGGATTGTATTTTTGAATGTCGTTTGCAGTAGAAGCAGCCAATGCCCAACCCTGTGTCATTGGTTTAGATCCAAACGGTGAGAAATTTTCTCCAACCATTACGGCACTCATACCAAGCATAAGTGGAATAGCATTATCAGATCTTCTCATTTCAATCATGGATGTTACAGGAACATTCATATTACTACACAGATTTGTTGTCATAGTAGCAACTTGTTGTCCATAAAATGTTGTTGGAGAAGGTATTGCGGATGATCCTGTTATTAAATTAGCTACTACAGAAGATATAGATTGAGAACCACCCATAGAAGCAAAATTTTGCATTCCAAAACTAACAACCCCTGTTCCGCCGCTAGTTGTTCCAAATGCTCCTATTTTTCTACAAAATACCTGATCTACAGCAGGAAGTGATACTGGAGATTCTCCAAAAAATGATTTGCCAGCCATTGAAGGTGGAGTAAGCATGGGATTATTGGCTATTTTTGAAGTGGCTATTCTTTTTCCTGTTAATACTTCTGACATGAAACTGCCTACTGAATTACCACCCACCTGTTGTAATAAAGCTCCCATAGCAATACCGCCCAAAGGTCCTAAAGCACTTAAAACACCACCCAGAGGAGTTGCTCCCAATAAACTACTAATTGCTCCCGCACTAATCATAGTTGCTTGTGATTGTATTGTAGCAGTAGGATTTAAAATGGCGCTAATAGTAGTAGGAGGAAGAGAAGCACCGCTGGATAATCCACTATAAAGATTAATTGACTGATTGATAGCTGATAATGACAACGCAGGTGCATTTTTAAGAACTCCGCTATTATTATTAAATAATGAGGCTGTTTCAATAATAGATGGACCAATAACTCCCAAAGATACTCCCAGAGCAGCTGCAGATAAAACATCGCCAGAACCGCTTTGAGTATAATCACCATATTGTTCTATATTTCTATATTGAGGTGCATATCTGTGTGTAACAGAAGCCACACCATTAGAAAGATATCCCACTTTATAGATGTCGTCTATCAATAGAATGTCTCTTATATTTCTGATATATCTTGGTTGTCCTAAATTAGGAATTCCCACAACATCGGCAATATATTCTAAATCGCTTTGATTTTCATTTGCTGCTAAAATGTAAAAGAAATTTTCTAAAACATCCTGAGGTACTGTACCATAAGAAGATAATTCAACAGATTTATTATATATTGCTTGTTTTTCATAATCAGTAAGAATATAATTTCTGGGTGCACGAACATAATTAACCGGTGCCTGATTTTTTTTTAAAGCAGCGGCAACTCCTAATAATTGTGCACCAATTTGAATAGCATTATTAAAAGAATCGTTAGAAGGTTTCATTTCCTGGCTACCATAGAAACCAGGTTGTTGAAAATTGCCCATTTGAATAAATGAGACTGCATCACTATTTAAAACGACATTAGCCATACGAGTTTCTTCCTTGTAATGCAGCTACAGCATAAGATAACTGAATACCTGGTTGTGAATTATTACAAGCAGAATCTGCACATGTTAATACAGTGCCGCCACCTGGTTGTCCGGGTTGAGCAGACTCTAAATGGCAATGTATGCCTGGTGAATCGTTTTTCTCTAAGAAAATCCTGCTAAACGGAAGATTATCTCTTGTATATGCTGCTATTTCTGCTGTAAATGTAACATCATTTTTATTTGCACATCTAACGTCTACAGCACCACCTGTTGTGTGTTTAGATGTAGATTTAGCTGTTCTATACCAGCTTGTTATTTGTACTCTAGATCCAAATTTTTCAAATAACGGATCTAATATATTCCAAGCGACATTCATTGCTTCTGTTAGAACTGATTTGTGTTGATCTGGAGGACAATCTCTTAATCCTAATATCATACCAACTGTAACATGTCTTGATATTTTTTCACTAGCATTGTATATTGATGAAGGCATAGGCATTGGATTTTTCTCTGCTGTACCTGTACCTGTAACCGCACCAGCTGGTCTGTCATAA